ACGGCTGTAGCGTCTTGCCCGATTGCACGACTTTCGCGAGCTTTACCCTGTTCATTTAGTTGCGTAATGCTGATCACAAGGCAACCTAATTCGATGCCAAGTAAGCGCAGGCTCCGGCTGACCTCGGCTACCTCGCGCTCACGGCTGCTATCCTTGCCAAGGTCGGCCCTGACAAGTTGGATGTAGTCTACAAACAGCACGCCCAAGCCGTCCGGCGACTTCGCCATAGCCCGTGCAGTGGCGCAGATGTTGGCTATGTCATAGAGATCGTCACGCACCACTAGACGGCTGTTATTGAGCTTCTGGATGGCACTGTGGACGCCTCTGATGTCGCGCTCATGCTTTGCTCCTTCAGCGAGCGCACGCAGGCTGACGTTGCCTAACCGGGCGACAAGCCGGTCGATGATCTGGTTGGCTGGCATCTCAAGCGAGATGACGAGTATTCCTTTGTTCATTTAGTAATGTGGTAAAAGCTAATGCTGCGGTTGCTGGGACGACGCCGTTCCCGAGGAGGCGCAACTCGTCTGTACGATTTCCTTGACTGGCTGCTTCGATATAGCACCCGTTCTCCCAAATCTTTTGGTCAAGAGCGGATCGCCATATTTCTTCCATCTCTGGTAATGCATTAGACAAAGCCCATGCCCTTTCGCTGGCTTCCCGCAAACCTTGCAAGATTGACGTTCCTTCCACGGCTTCTTGCCCTGTTTCCAATGCAATTTCGTATGACAACTGGCACAGAGCGTAACCAAGTTCTCGTTTGAATTGTTCAATGGGTTCCTGTCCTTGTGATGAATTCCCACAAGATTCGTAGACCCACATTCCTGACAAGCCCCAGCTTTGAATTGGGTGGCTCGTTTGTACGCACCAGACAAAGTAACAGATTCTTTGCGTGAATCCTGCCAACTGCATTCCCGTCCGCAGTATTTCCTCCGCAAGAAAACACTGAAGTCCTCCATCCGTCCATTGAACCTTTTGCGCGTTAGCTTTACTCCACACTTCAAACAAGATTTGTCTGGCTCTTGCTTTTTCGGATAAATTCTCATAGGCTTCCACATTAGCCACATAAGGACTGAGCGTCAAGGTTTCACCCAAAATACCGAAAGGTTCATCAGAACACAAACCCACCGTGGGTTCAGCCGCCCTGGATTCTGCCTGCTCAACGTCACCTTGCCCTCCGCAATTCTCGCTGCCGCTACATCCGGCGTCGATGCCAGATGACTGTCGCCCAAGATCGGCGTTGCCCACGACTCTGGGCGGCTCCCAGGCGTGCTGGGGCTGTCCGAGGCGGGATGGCCAGAGATCTCCGCCATTACTGCACCCATGAGTCTGTCCCTCCGATTCCTGTGACTGCCATCGGGATTTACTGCATCCAGCGAGCAGCCTGCTGTATCTTTCCAGTCCCTCGCCTTTGCGGTGGGCCATGACCCACACTCTTTTGCGTTGGTGTGGCGCCCCGCATTCAGCCGCCGAGAATATGCCCCACGTCGTTCGATAACCCATTCCTGCCAAGTCTTCGATAACGTCGGACAGCCCCAACGAGATATGTCCTTCGACGTTTTCAAAGAAACATAGTTTTGGTCGCATTGCAGTAATTCCATCTGCAATCCAAGGCCAAAGGTGTCTTGGGTCGTCTTTCCCGGCTCGCTTTCCTGCTGCGCTGAAGGGCTGACAGGGGTAACCGCCAGTAAGGATGTCCACTCGATCTCGAAAGCTTTCCCAAGGGAAGGTTTTAAGATCCGTCCAAACAGGTGCTGCGTCCATGAGTCCCGCTTCCATTTTTGCAACCAAGTTCGCAATGGCGAAGGCTTCGATCTCACAAAGAGCAACTGAGCGCAAAGCTGGGAGGACTCGTTTAAGTCCAAGTTCAATCCCTCCGTACCCTGCACAGAGGCCAATGTGTGTAATTGTTTCGGCAGTATCCACATTAGCGCATTCCATTGCCTGGCCTTGCAGACGTGTGCGAGTGTTGCCCCGTGTACTGCTCAAGCAGATACTTCACCTCGATAAGATCTGTCGATTGATTCTCCGGCAGAAGCATAAGCGCTTCCATCTTCGATCCAAGTGCAGCCTTCTCGCCGACAGCTACGATGTCCTGCGTCTTCTTGGGACGCGGCAGCTCCACGTTTTGCAGCACGTTGGTGCGGCGGATAAGTACCCAGTCGCTCATGCTTCCTCCTCTCGCTTTAGCTGCTCAACGTCGTTGGTTAATCCTAGAATCATGTTTTCGCAACACTTGCGATGCATCCAAATCTGTTTTTCTTTCTCAGCCAGATGTTCATTATGGCCATTCCACATCGCCAGTGGAGCCTTCAGGCTTTCACCGCAACAAAAGCACAGTGAATGAATGTCATTGAAAAAGCCTCTGGCCTTAATAAATGAGCGATCTGACAGATAGTCGTTAACCTGTTCCTCAGTCCATCCCCACTCTATAAGATCTTTGTGAGTTTTTTGCTGCTCATCAAAGTCGTACAAGAAATCCTTAGGTCGAACGATCATGCTTCCTCCCATCTTCTTGGCAGCATCACGCGCATCGTTGGTGGACCGGGCCACACGTCTTGATCAAGGCACAGCTTGTACTGCGACAACGTCACGTCGAGTTGCTGGTTAGCAATGTCGATAAGTTCCGTGGACGCCTTCACCCACTGCGACAGATGGGGCGCTTGCATATCGACAACGAGGAAGTAAAAGTCGATGTCCTCTTGGCCAGTAATCTGTTCAAGGCCGTAAGTATACCAAGCAGCTTGCTTGTCGTAACCGAAGCCGAAAAACTTGTGGTCGAATTTCGAGAAGTCGCTGGTCGTCTTTAGATCCACGATGGCTGGCCTGCCCTTGATCTCGGTGATCATGTCTGGGCGCCCCTTGCATTGCACACCGTCACGTTCCCAGAACATGGATGCTTCGATGATCTTCGCCGCCGTCACCATCTGGAGCAATGGCTCCACGGCTGCACAGGCACCTTCGACACGCGCACCTTCGTCTTCGTTAAGGATGACCTTGCCAATGTTCTCTTGGCAGAAGTTCTCCCAAGTGAGCTTGCCCTCCTTGGTGCGACGATCGCACGCTGGAGCAATGGCGTACTCGCAGCGCCCCTCAAGAGCGAGGCTGTGGACAAGCGTGCCAAGCTCCATCTCGCGGGACGGCTTCCACTCTTGTCGTTCCTTCCACTTGTAGTACGCCGGGCAGACTGCGAACGAGTCGAGGCTATGCTTCGATAGACCGTGCATCCCACGGTAAGTTGTCATCTCTAGGTTTTGTAGTAGTTCTGTTTTCATTTTGTTATGGGTTAATTTCAAGCGCCCCGCAGCCGACGATCTTGCCAGCTCCGTCACGGATGAGTTTTGTTGGACTAGCCAAATCTGTTCGGTTGGGCAGCGCAGTACGCACATAGCCAGGGACGATGTACAGGATGCCCTTCACGGGGTCAGGCAGGTTGCTCACCTTGGCGTCTTTGCAGCACATGATGGGTACACCATCGACGTCTGCCACCTTACTCAGGTGGCTATGTACCTTTACGCTGTAGCCGCTGGGTTCAATCACGCCGTAACCAGTGATGGTAATGTCGTGAGGGGTTAGGTTTACGAGTTTATTCATTTATTAGATTTGCAATTATGTTGAGTGCAAGCATCGTCTTGCCGCTTTTTGTTTCGCCGCCGATGACTACAAAATCTCCGTATCGTATAGGACAGATGTTGTCGATAGCAGAATAGCCTGTCTTTATCCGCATGGACTCGTCGTCACCTGTCTCGTAGCGTGTCAGCGCATTGAGCAGGAGCGCCTTAGTGTCCATGACCTTCGGAGGAGCAAGCTCCCTCGAAAGTCCCTCGACCTTCATCACGACGTCACTTAGAAGCTCCGGTGTCTGCACGGTAGCGTCGCTAATAGCCATCAGCGTCTCGTAAGCGACATGCTGCAAGGTGCGTCGCTTGGCCGTGTTCTTGACGATATCTACGAGGTCGCCTATCGCACCGGCGATTGGCATGAGCGTGTACAGGTCGCTGAGTTGGTGAAACTCGGTCGCTGGCAGCGTCTCGCGACACTTCTCGAAGATCACGCGGATCTCAGATGAAGCGTTGCGAGACTGCTGCTGCAAGATGATCTCGCACACCCGGTGACTGAGCGGGTCGAAGATGTCGCTCACCTTGAAGTTCTTCTCGCTTATGTGGTGCAGAAACACCTCGGGATGGTTCAGTGCAATCGACGCTATGCCGCGCTCGGCCTCCAGTGCAGTTGGCACCACCGTGTCGGGTGGTAGCTCCACCGGCCTGCGCCTACCAGCTTTCTTGTGTGCTTCCATTGGTAGACATTAAGCTATCGCGCTTGAGTAGAGTCTTGATCGGTGTACGCACCATTGACGCTGCACGGGAGAGCCAACCGTTTAGGAAGCGCCCCATGCCGCGTGGAGTCTTGCGGCGTTGGGGGTCAGCTTCGAGCCAGGCGTGAGCTTTGAGCAGCTCCTGCTCGACGGTCTTCTCGCCGTAGATGATAACGAGGTCTTTCATCAAGCCCGGTGGCACCTGCCAGTCCTTCCCGTCTTGAGTTTGAAACGTCATGTTGTACATGCTCATCGTCCTGCCTACCTCGGGGTCTTGCTTAAGCTCATCGACCATTTGATTGACGGATATATATCGCCTGCCGGATGGCTTGAGTAATTCTAGCTCCTCGTCTGTAAGCACTGGGATGCCAGCCATCGCGTCTGCTAAGTCCTGCGCAGGTTGCACAGGTGTCACTGGTGACTCTGATTTACTGATGAGTTGCGCTGGCTCCTCGAGAGGGACGACCAGTTCGACCTTGGTTCCTGACGTGTATGTTATATTGATGCTGATGTTCATAAAATGTGTGCGTTGTGCAGTCGCACCCCTGCTTGGTGCAGAAGTGTTTAATCTACAGACTGTCGCGCGTCAGAATTTAGCGAAGCAGGTGTCGCAAAAATCTCTCCCATTTGAATGGGGTATTTGCGCTTATAACCTTCAATCATTCTGATGTACATTTCCATGTTCTCTTCAAGAGATATTTTGCCTTCACTCCAAAGCTTGAAAATTTTGTTTGTTCTGGCGTAAATCACTTGATTAAGTTTTTCTGTTTTCATGTATTTGCTTTAAGGCCTTCCATGCCATCCCTGAGTAGCTTGAAGAACAACTCAGCGTTCATCGTCACTAGCCAAGGTGTACGGTTTTTCTTGTGAGCCACGATCCACGCCTTACCAGCACCGTCACGCTCGGCCTGTTCGGTAGCCTTAATAAGATTGAGGTTCTCGACGAACTTCACCTCTTGGTGTAGTGCTGCAAGCTCCTCGCAGATGACATCCGGCGAGTCCGTTCCTCCGGCGAACTGCTGACCACGCCTTGCCGTGAAGCCAGCAGCCCGGAGTTCGTCGCGCCACATGCGCTCGCCTCGGCAGCCTTTAGCCCTGCTGTTTATTGGCATCGCGTTTGGCCTGTAACCAAGCGTTAACCTCAGCCACATCAAATCGCAAGCAGCGTGCGCTAATACGGTGATGTGGAATCTTCCCTTCGCGGCACCACTTCAGGATTGTCTGAAGCGTGACACCGCACAACGTCGATATGTCTTTAGCTTTTACCATTTCAGGTCGTCCTCCTCAAGTTCAACAGGTTCGTCTTTCTTCACTGGCTTGGTCTGCGCTGAAGGAAATGCCTTCGCAAATCCAGCACGATCTGCGGAGATAAACAAGCTGGTTGCAATAGCCTGAAGCTGCTCGGGCGTGACGCTGGCCTGACCGCCAACCCACTCGGCTGCTTTGATGGCTTCAGCCATGAGCTGCGCCGCTTGGAACAAGGCACGCTTGGCGTCTGCCACCGTCAACGAGACTGGCGACGAGGCTTGCACCGGCTTGCGTGGGCCTGCTGCGGCTACGGCTGCACCGGCTGGGTCGATGATCGCGCATTGATCGGTAATCTTAAGCTCGTTCTCGCCGCTATGGGTCGAGTGCTTCACGCTAATGCCCTGAAGGCCCTTCTTGCCAGCCTGTGACTTGAGAGTCACCATCTGTCCCTTAAGGTCGCCCATCTCGTCTGGCAGCCAGAAGGACGCTCGGCACTCGCCGGTGGAGTCCTGAAGGACACAGTTCTGTACTCGCCAAGGGCCAAACTTGCCCTCGCCAGTTTTAGGCGGGAACGTCGCTTTGATCGTAACCCGCATTTCCCCGATGACACTGCCATCGGCCAAGTTTTGAATGTCGCTAATTTGTGCTACTTTCATTTTTGTTGTGTTTCATCAGTGAACCATTCACCGAATGCCTAGCAAAGTATACGTTGGTCTACTACGCGCAACTACTTTTTTGATTTTATTTCGTCGTCGTCATCCTCGTCATCGTCATCATCCTCATCCCCACACTCTTCTATCCACGAGTGCTCCAGCACTCTTTCCTTGTG